ATCTTGGGTGTGTACAACTGCTGGTGGAGCTAGATTTATAGGGACGATGATATCTGAAGGTAACCTGTAATGAATACCATTTCTGTGACTTACGCATCATCACCAAGCGCAGATCTTTTGATACCTACGCTTGAGTTTAAAAACGAAGCAGCCGGAGTGATCCGGCTTGCTCAGTCTTTTAATGATGTAACTGCGACAACCGAGCTCACTGAAACGGTGACTTTTATCGAATCAGCGTGGGAAGTTTCGCTTTCAAACAAATCCTTGGTAGGCCAACAAATACTGTAGTTTCAAAAATGGTTAACTTAGCAGGTGCAATTCTGTTGTTTAATCTTGTGCTGTCTTTTCTTCCATTAAATAAAATATTAAGCTTTTCAAACTTAAACAAGGAATAAACAATAATGTCAAATAGTTCAAATATTTACCGTCCAATCAAACAAAGATCCAGAGGTCGTCCTACAAAATTAGAAACTTTAGAAATGCAATCCATTGCAACTATTACTGAATCTGACCTTTTAGTTATTAAAGCCTATCAGAAAGCAATTGACTTTCAGATCAACACTCTTGAAGATGAGAAAGCAACGTATCAAGCACGACAGAATGCTGCTAACTTCATCATTAAGCGAACTCAAGAGATTGGTGAATCTTTCAGTGCTTCTTCTGATGTTCCAGAAGAGGAGGTTGATGGAAAACCTAAAGTTACTAATACTGCACCCACACCACTCATCAGTCGAACAATGGCTGAAGTTGTAGATCGCTTGCAGTAGGATACATTTACAAATAATCAATGTTTCTATTAAGAATAACTAAAAAGTTATTGACAAGGTTAATTTTTAATGTTACATTGATCATAGAAAATTAGATATAAGAATAACAGGCTCCTATGAGTGCCATAACCTTTTCCGATGTTAATTTGTAGGAGTCTGCTCAGTGAATGCAAAGAAAGTTAAAAAGATTAGACAGGAAATGCGAAAACAAGGATTAGATCCTTTAAGCGCAGATTTCTATCAAGCTGATGATGGTTCAGTTGCCTGCTCTAAAGAAATGTACCGTCAAGTTAAGAAAGGTTTGAAGTAAAGAATAAACTTCAATAGATTCTCTCTCCTTTCCTATTGAGACTCTAGCTGTCGAGTATAAAGATAGCCTTTTTAGTTTTATAAGTGATGAACTAGCTCAGGAGGATCAGAGCAACGGCCTTCTAAGCCGTGGGTCACAAGTTCGAATCTTGTGTTCATCACTTATAGAACTAGTTTAGAATATAAAGGAACAGTTGATGCTAAGGCGTGTGCATCATCGGACTGTAAATCCGATCCCTCTGGGTAAACAATGTAGATTCGACTTCTACCTGTTCCACCACATTATAGATCTCCTTGCGGGTCTGGTAATTTCGGCAAACTTAGAGTTTGTTTCCTTGACGTGATTAACGAATTTGCAGGTGTAAGTTGGACTCTTACATGATCTATCAATTTCACCACAAGGTGATTCTCAAGACCTATCTAATGTGCGTCAATTTAGGCCAGCCAAAGGATGAGGCTGTTGTAAAACAAAAACTCAACCAGAACAAGGCACATCGGTGTTATAGAATCCTAAATGTTCCTTGGAGTTCTCTTCCTGTAATAAGGTTTCAGGCCGAGCCGAGTAAAGAGTTACCAACTGATAATCAAACCTAGCAGTATAAGAAAGTTACGGCAATGATAGCTTATACCTAAACGACTTGCCAGCAGATGTACTCAAGGTATTCCATCCTAAAAGATGTCCACTTGAGCTTCCCTTCCTAAGATCCTTCCAGATCGGTTCCATTTCATTATACCTCCTTGTGCGGTTTCACAACCGTAGGTTGTTCCACCTTATGCGGTTCCGCCACGCTTCACCTGTGCAATGCAGGAATAATAAGAATAGATGATAAGAGTTACTTTTTAGTTACACCTCTGTAGGCCAGAATAACGTAGTTATTCTGGCTTCTTTTATGGATAAAATCTAAGGATAAAGTGGACTGGTTGGGGTGGAAACTATTAAATATTGACTTTGTAGGGATAAAATGGTAAGATATTGACAGAATAATAAGTTATTTATAAGGAGTTTTATTGTCCAAACAAGAACAAGTAATTCTTGCCCCACAGAAAGGCAAACAAGAACTTGCAATGAACTTAGATGTAGATATTTTAATCTACGGTGGAGCTTGAAAACCCAGTGGCTCCCTATGCAGTGATGTGTAGAAAACAACCTTGTTAATTCGGTGAATAGCTCACGCAGCCAACGCCGAGGTAGCTTAATTGCACTGTAACGATCATCGAAAGCACAGATAAATCTGGAAGTGAGTAGAGTAGAACTCAAGTGAGAAGAAACACAAGGCTCTCTTTATAAGAGATGAAGACATGATCTGATCTTATTGGTGACAGTAAGAGTTGATATAACGAATCAACGTAACAAACCTGATGGCTGGTTCAGGTAAATCACGACTTCTGTTATTAAAAGCAGCAGAGGCAGCGTATAGAGACCCAAATTTTGAAGGGGTAATGTTTCGTAGAACAACAGGCCCACTACGTGCAGCAGGTGGTTTGTTTACCGAAGCTAAGAAACTTTTCAGACCGTTTGGTGTTCATATAAGAGAAAAAGACCTTGAGATCCTCTTCAAAGGTACAGGTGGTGGGAATTTAAAATTCACACACTTGGAGAATGAAGGTGATGCTGAAGGAAACCATTAATCTTGGTGGCTCTAAGCAGTAATGTTTAGATGAAAACTTTGTGAATTGCTGGAAAGCTAAGTCGAAAGATATGCCAATCAGCAGCCAAGTTAAATCGGGTTCAGAGACTAACGAAAGCACAGAGAAGTCTGGAAGTGAGTAGAGTAGCATCAAGTGATGTGAAGCGCAAAGCACCCTATAGGGTGATGATATAGTCCGATCTTATGGGAAACCATAAGCAGCTTGAATAAAGCGGGGAGTGAGTAACGACCACTTTTGAACTCCAAGGCAAGGATTACAATATTCTTGCGTAATGTTTGATGAGCTTTAAATGAGGAGCTCTTAAAACTGTGTGAACTCAGGGGACACCCTAGCGTAAAGTCGTGGGCAATCCTGATCTAAGATTTTTGTGGTACTTCCGAATAACAACAGTAAGGAGTATCATTATGGTAAAAACTCTAACAGATTATCCTAATTATGAGATCTATGAAGACGGGAAGGTCTTTAATAAAAAGTTAAAATATTTCTTAAAACCAAGATCTACTGGTTTTGGTCAATATCCTACAGTGCAGATGTATGATACACACGGAAAAAGAAGAACCAAGTATATCCATATTCTCATAGCTACTGCATTCATACCTAACCCTGAAAATAAACCACAAGTAAATCACATCGATGGTGATAAGCAAAATTTTGCTATTAATAACTTAGAGTGGGTAACTTGTAGTGAAAATATCCTTCACGCTTATAATACTAAACTTCATATAAAAGCATCTGGTGTTGACAGCCCTAATACGGAGCTTACAGAACAGGATGTTAATGAGGTTTGTAGATTACTTGTTGAGGGGTACAGGGCAAAAGATGTGAGCGAAATGACAGGGGTTAAACTTTACACGGTTAGAAGTATAAAGTGTGAGAGCATATTTAAGAATATAACTAGTAAGTATGATTTGAAAAGTGTAAGAAGAGTTGAAAAACTTTCAAAAGATACTGTAATGTGGGTTTGTAGAAAAATAAAAGAAGGTTTAACTAATAGGCAAATTCTTGATATTGCAACAAATACTAACCTGAATATGCAACGAATAGGATCTATTAGAAACAGAAAATCTTTTACAGATTTAACAGATAATTTAGATTTTTAAAACATAGTACCACAAAAATAAAGAGCAACGACTATCGAAAGTGTTAGATATAATATCTAAATAAACAAGTAGAGTAGGGACCAAGCTAATGGGTCTCGAAGCGCACAGCACCTTTATAGGTGATGATATAGTCTGATCTTCATGGAAACATGAAGCTGTTGTAAATACTAAAGCAACGGGGCAAAACTTGCAAATTTGCCTGAACATAAATGACGCATTTTGAACAATCTCAATTTTTATATCTCATAGGTCGTCTGCGTAGTGCCGCAGAAGGTAACTCATTCTGTATGGCTACAACAAACCCTGATTCTGATAGTTGGGTGTTCAACTGGGTTCAACATTATCTACAACCTAATGGTCTTCCTGACGAATCTAAGGTAGGTAAGGTTAGGTATCTCTTAGTAGTAGATGATGCTCCAGTTTTCGCTGATACAGAAAAGGAACTAGCAGATGCTTATCCAGATTTATGTTATATCACGGATAATGAAGGCAATAAACTATACGTTCCACCTTTATCTTTTTCTGTAATATTAGGTAACATCTTTGACAACCCTGCTTTAATTAAGTCTAACCCAAAATACCTATCAGCACTGAAGGCTCAAACTGAAATCAACAGACGAAGACTCTTAGATGGAGACTGGATGGCTAGGCCAGAAGGTAGTAACTATTTTGAACCAGCTTGGCTTACAAAATTAGATAGAATACCTTTTGGGTGTACTGAATGTAGGGCGTGGGATCTAGCCTCATCTGAACCTTCTGATAAAAACAGATCACCAGATTTTACAGCTTCAATCAAAATGCTGAAACAAAAAGATGGAAGATTCGTGATTGTTGGTAATTATGACCCACAAACAATTGATGAAAAGACACAGATAGGTGGTAAGTTCCGTAAAAGACCCGGAGAACGTGATTCTCTGATGCTTGCACAAGCAAGGTTTGATGGAGATGATTGCACAGTTGTTATCCCAAAAGATCCATCAGCAGCAGGAGAATCAGCTTTCTTGGAAATGTCAAAAATGTTTACTAGTGCAGGTTTTAAGGTTAAAAAAGATCCAACACCGAACAATAAAGGTAAACTAAAAAGATTTGAACCTTTCTCCTCTGCTTGTCAAAACGGTCTAGTTTCTATCGTTGAATCCTCGTTTCCAAATCAAATTACATTACAAGCATATTACAAAGAACTTATGTCTTTTGATGGTGAACGCTCAACCTCTAGTCGAAAAGACGATCTAGCAGACGCTACAGCATCCGCCTTCAACTACCTAGCTGCCTCCAAAACACACGTTGGCTTAGACATGCCAACTTTTTCCGGCAGCAACAACACCTCATCAGATAATACCTCTAACGGATTCTCAGCAGTAGACAACATGGTTTCAGAACGTGGCTCACTAGAAAGCCTCTTAGATACCTCTGTCCCTATGCGTGATCCTTATATCAATTTCTAAATGGAGAACACTTGGAAGAAACTATTAAAAAATCAAGAGGACGACCTAAAGGTTCTTTGAACAAGGCAACGCTTGAGAAACAAGCTCAATATGAACAAGAGATCATTGAGAAAGCAACTTCCAATGATGTTCCTACATCAAGATTACGATTGGGTGATATTGGTTATTTAGGTCTTAAAAACATTTCTAATTATATCAATGAGGAGATGAAACAAGATCTTAAGTATCCGTTTAGCTTAACTACATACGATATGATGCACATGCATCCTACTATATGGACAGCATTAGAGTTACAGAAGACCTTTATTGAGAAGGCATTTGCTTCTTATAACATCTCAAGCAATAAAGATAATCCTAAGTCAGTTAAGGCTGCTAAGTTCTTGAAGTATTGTTTCGAGAACATGCAATCTACTATCCGAACAGTTATTACAGAAGCACAGACCGCTGAGAAGTATGGTTTCTCTGTTATGGTTAAGAATTATAAGAATAACCCAAACACCAAAGAGTTTCCAGAATATCGCTATTCGATTGCAGATATTTCTCCTCGTAGTCAGAAGTCACTAGATCCTGTCAGACCTTTCCGTATGGATGAGAATCGTAGACAAGTTATTGGTTGTTTGCAATCTAAACGTTATCTGACTGCAACAGCAGATATCTATATGGATAAAGCGACCACAGACGATATGCTTCCTAGTGACTTCTTTATTCCTCGTAATAAGTTCATGTTGTTTGCTCCTAATGCAACAAATGGTAATCCCTTCGGTTAACTGGAAACGATCAGCCGAAGTAAAACCTATCTAATTGCTGGAAACCCTTTAGAGCCACAAACACTACAACGCAACCTTAAAAGGTAATCGTGAATGTTTGAAAAGTTTGTGGATTAGGCAATCAGCAGCGAAGCCTCTGAAATGAGGAACGTTCAACGACTAAGTAGTAGCACCAAGCGGTTGCGAAACGGTAGGCTCTGCATAAGCAGATGAAGATATAGTCTAATCTTATATGAAAGTATAAGCACTGTGCTCTGAAACTTATCTCAGTTCAAGGAGGTAAGATGCACAACAATATAGTTTACAAAATAACACATACAAAACGTTTAGAAGAAAATAACCCACCTTATTACTACATCGGAAGTAAATACCACTGGAATGGAGAAGGTACTTATTATGGGAGTTCATCTGATGAACGGCTATCAAAAGCCGACAGGGATGAGTTACAGTTTGAAATTCTTTGTGTATGCCTAACAGACGATGTTTCTGAACTACAGCATATAGAGAAAGATATACAGATAGATAATAATGTACTAAAAAGTCCTGAGTTCTTCAACAGAAACATAGCCTGCACTTCTATGTACTTACCTTGGAATATCGATAAACGGGTAGAGAAGTTTAAAAAGAAAGCTAATTCTGTAGCACCATCTGGAGAGTTATATAAAGATATCTGGGGCAGAAAAGCCCAAGAGTCCATTAAGAACTCATATGTAGATGGTATCCCTATGGCAAAGATTATCGGTCAGAAGGTTAAAGAAAAACTCACAGAAATACAACCTTGTGGTAGAAGTAAAGCCCAAATAATATTTGAAGAGAAGGTAAGACCTTGCTTTGACATGGTAGATGAGAACGGACTATCTGGGTGGGATAAACAAACAATCAAGCTTAAAGAAACACTCGCTACTGTTGGTGAGGATGGGTTGACAATTGCACAAAGAAGGGCACTTTCTAATCCAACAACCAAGCCAACAGATCTTCTTGGGATGCACTTTAGTTCTGAAACAGAAGCCATGTCTTTCTTTGGAGTGACAGAAGTTACATTTAATATGCTGCTCAATGGTGAAGTGAAACCTAGAACATATAAGAAACTTCTGAAGCGGTTTGATAAAAGTCTACTAGATGAACATTTAAAACTTATAAACGTAAAGTATGTAAAACAGATAACAGTGTGTGGTACAACATTTCCATCATACAAAGAGGCAGCTAGTCTGCTAGGTCTGACAGAATGGTCATTTACTAATCTGACTAAAGGTGAAATAACACCTACAGTTATTAAAGCAATGATTAATTATTTTGGTAAAGATATAGTTTCAGAGTATTACGCAGTGGATTGAGGTTAGCGACCTCAGTCTAATATAAATGAGATCACCTTTGGTGGCGTGTTATAAACCATGGAGAGAAATCTGTCTAGCTGAAGATTATGAAATTGTTGGTGTGTCAAAAAACATTACAGGTTTACCTGTTCTGTATGCTCCTAAAGAAGACTTTGCATTAGCATCAAAAGACCCTAATGGTCCAGAAGCTAAATCTTTGCAGGATTTAACTCAACGTTTATCTAATCTTCATGCTGGTAAGTCAACCTTTATGGCATTACCTTCTGATGTTCATGAAGGGACACAAGCATCAAGACAGTATGATGTGAAGCTTGCCGGTTTAGAGGGCGCCCCAAGCACCATCAAGACTGCTGAGATCATTGAACAAAGACATAAAGCAATCTTGAACTGTTTTGCTGCAGGTTTCTTGATCTTAGGTCAATCAGGCCAAGGTGGTTCCTTTGCATTAGGGACTGTTCAGAAAACAATCCACAGAAGTGTTCTTGAGAACAAGATCGAGTACTATCAAGATGTGTTCAACAAAGAATTAATTCCACAACTATTATCTCTGAATAATATTTACTTATCAGAAGATGATATGCCACGATTACAGGCTGGTAAAGTTGAAGACGCTGATATTGATAATATTTCTAAGATGGTTCAACGTGCAGCAGCAGTAGCATTCTTACCAAGAACTCCTGCAATGGTCAATGAAATACTTGAGAAGTTAGATTTTGAATACCGTGTTCCTGATGATATGACAACCGAAGAGTTAAATGCCTTAATGCCACAATATCAGTCTGGTGCTGGTGAAGGAATGGTAGCAGGAATGCCTAATGGGACAAGTTATAAAGTCTCAGGTAAAGATTCAACAACTTCTAATAAAGAAGCAACATAGTCTTTGTAAAATAAACCTTATCATGCTGTTGACTTTCATAAGAATATCTGCTTGACAAGGTTTAAAGATAATGTTAAACTATTTACAGAAACGTTGCATTAACAAATATTAATATAGCTTAATATAATTGCAACACTAATAACAAAGGATTCCATGACACCAGAACAAATTGCTGAAATATTCAATAGTGTCCTTGCAACCTTCTCCAAAGAAAATGAATTAACACCTTCCGGTTTACCTTCTACAATTCCTGTTATTAAGCAATACGATGATGAGAAGATGATTGCTATTGAGCCATTGTATTGCGGCCCAATGCAAGTTGATGCTCATGGTGCTGCAATGTCTTTAGAAGAAATTAACAAGATGGTTGATAGCTTTAATAAAAACATTTCTAAAATCAGTGGCAATATTGGTCACATGGTTAATACAGAAAAGTTTAAACCTGTTAAAGCTTGGGTCAATCCTTGTGATTGTATTATTGGTGAAACCTTTGTTCCTGAAGGTCAACCAATAGTTCAAAATCAATTTTATGATAAAGACTTATGGGAATATCGAAAAGCGGGAAAACTTCTAGGAGTTAGCATAGGTGCTAAAGGACAAGAAATTCCTTACGAAGATCCAAATAACTAAGAGGTCAAGTGGATACAAATTTAACTAAACTTCTACAAAATGTGACCTTTGATTTTGAGCCAGATGAAGGAATGCCTTGCGGCCCTCACCTTGCATATACACTACCGTGTCAGAATGGTGCTGCATCAGGACTGAATACTCCTTACTTGCTAAAATCAAATGAAGTTACTTTAAATAAACAAACTATTGCAGATCTAAAAGCTGTTGGCTTAGATACAACAAACCTAGAAAAAGCACTGTCATATCGTAATCTACAACGATTGTTAGATCAAGCTGTCAAAGCTAAATTCTCAGAATGTTGTGAGGATGATGAAGGTTGTGGTTATTGCTATACAACAGACTTTGATGATTCATGGTTAGTCTTCTGTTGTGGTTATGGCACATTTGCTGTTGCCTATCAGATCACACAAGATGGTGTTGTTACCTTATCAGATACAGCTTATCCGGTTGTTACTACCACATCATATACAGAAGTTATGGGTGAACCATTAGTTGCAGGACAAGAACCTGAAGACGATGATGACCTAGACATTGATGAGCTTATTGATCAAGTCGAAGAAGCTTGTGGTGGCAAAGCTAAGATGTTGAGTTTTATATCTCAAGCATGTGGCTCAGGCAGCAAAACAGTTGCTGCTATGAAAGCTGCTACTAAGAAAGAAGGCACTGATACTTTAACTGCAAAAGATTACGCTTATGTTCCTGATCCTGAAAAACCTTCTACATGGAAGCTACGCATTGATGATGCAAGACATGTAGCTGCCGCAGTTGCTGCATTAGGTAAAGGGTTTATGGGAAACAAAGTTCAAATCCCTCGTAAAAATTTAGCTTCTGTTAAAGCAAAAGTAGCTGAAGCATATAAGAAATTCTTCCCCGATAAAGACGTTCCAGAAGTATTGACTAAGACGGCAACTAAACCGATCAAAGAAGTTCTGGTTCGAGAATCTAATCAACCTCAAACCAAAGGAACCTCACTAGTGACTCAAGAAACTGAAACAGTCGTAGTTGCTCCAGCAGAAGTTGTCGCTGTAGATGTAACTAAGTCTGCTGAATATCAAGCTGTTCTGAAACAGTTAGAAGATTTACAGAAAGCTGCCGATGCTGCTAAAGCAGAAGCTGACCTATTGAAAGCTAAAGAATTAGCTAATGTAACTAAAACCTATACAAATCTGATCAAGACTTTTGAAGTAGTTGAAGAAGCAGATAAAGAAGCTGTTGTTAAAGCACTGGTTGCTGATCAGGACAATGCCCTTGTTGGTATGCTTGTAGGTTACTTAGAAAAAGCTCAACAGAAAATCGAAGCAATCAAACAAGAATTTGTAACTGCTGAGGCAGGTATTGTTGCTGCTGTTGATGCTAGTGCAACCGAAGATCTTGTAGATGTAGCAAAAGCAAAACATGAAGCATTCAAGAAACGTCTGCAAGAAATGGCTGACCAAAATTTAATTTAATTATAAGGAATATCTTTTAAATGACTACTTTGACTACTACCCTGAATACCTTTGTATCAGACGTACTGCTTGGTAAAGTTTTATCTTCTGATTTGGGCTATAACGTCACAGAAGCTTCTGTAACTTGGACTGCTGATATGGGTCTAGGTTCATTGGTAGCTGTAGCTGCTGACGGTTCTGCTGTAGCAATCACTTCTTCTAATCTGGCTTCTGCTAATGGTGTTATCGTTGACGTAAATGCTTATCTGAATGCAGGTTCTTATACCGTAGGTCAAGCTTATACATTCGTTGTTGCTCAACGTGGCTGCACTTTCAACGGCACTAAACTGGTTCTGTCAGGTACTTACTCCGATGCGAACAAAGCAACTGCTGTAGCTGCTCTGGCTGCTGCCGGTGCTAACAAAATCACTACTAAGTTCGTTGTTCAAGCTTAATAGCTAATACAACAACCTATAAAGAATAATAATTTTAAACTAGGAGTTTTACTTAATGATCGTTCGTGACGGTAATTTTACACTTATTGACTATACCCCAGAGATCCAACTGTTGCCACGTAAATGGCAGTTGATTTCTAATATGAACTTGTTTACCACCCATTATGTTTCTACTACTGTAGCACAAGCTGGTCGTATTCAAGAAATCACCACTTTGTTTGGTGCTCGTAGCCGTAACGGTGAACGCAACTTCATCGATTCAGAAAACGTTCTGGCTAAGAACTTCAACATCCCTTTCTTCCCATTAGACCGTGCAATCACTGCGGCTGATATCCAGAACTTCCGTGCTTATCAGACTCCTAATGCACCTAAAACTGTGCAGGATGAAGTTATCCGTGTTATGGATCGTATCAAACGTTCACATGCCCTGCTGAAAGAACGTGCAATGGTAGAAGCAATCAAAGGTTCTTCTTATGTTGGCCCTAATGGTGTTGGCACAGTTTACAACTACTACACAGAGTTCGGTGTCTCTCAGCCTTTGGCTCCGGTAGATTTCACCAACGCTTTGGTTGACCCATCAGAAACAATCGAAACTTCAGTTCGTGCTAAAATCACCGCTGCTGCACAGAACGAAGCTGATGAGTATGTTGTTGTAGGTATCTGCTCTCCTAAATGGTTCTCTAACTTCATCAATCATCCACTGATCCGTGAAGCTTATAAGTTCTATCAATCACAGCAAGATCCTTTGCGTGAACGTCTGGGTGGTTTAGGTAACTATAGATCATTTACTCATAAATCAGTTACTTACGTGGAGTACACATCAGGTTATATTACTGACGGTGAAGCATACTTCTTCCCAACTGGCATTAGTGACCAGTTCCGCCTGTATCACGGGCCAGCTAACGATGCTGCACTAGCTAATGAAGTCGGCCAAGAAATCTATCTTTGGTATAAGTCTGATGACTTCAACCGTAAATATAAAGTAGAGTCTGAAACCTCTATGTTAGCTGTTAATACTCGACCTGAGCTAGTGTATAAGTCGGTTGGTACTTTTGCTGCATAATCTTGTAGGTTAATCCTAACATAAGCTGCTGTCCATTGGGCAGTGGCTTTTCTTTTTATCTACAAGGAGAGTTACTTGACCTTAGAAGAAATTAATAGAAAATATGATACCGATTACCACAGTGTTTTTAAATTAGAACAAAATGAATACTCACTATCTAGACCAGAATTTACTTTTAAAGATAAGCAAGATACACCACATAAACTTGTTTGTATAGGTGTTGTAAAAAGAGAAAAGCATACAAAAATTATACTCCATTGTGAAGAGTGCTCTAAAGATAAAGAACTACATGGGGATGGTCTTTTTGTTTCCACAAAATCTAACATAAACGGATGCAAATCTAATAGTTTTAAAGGTAAGTGCCCTTGCGGAGGAGGAAATTACTCCTTATCAAAAGAACAGGCAGAGGTGGTCATAAAACGTTATACTTCTAAGGTTGGATCTGTTTTTAACGGTTTTATAGACGGGTATAAAGACACAAAATCAAATATCATAATTAGTTGCTTGTGTGGTAATACGTTCAAATCAAATGTAGATAGATTGAAAACTTATGGTTGTAGGTGTAAATCCTGTGCCAGTGATGCGGTTGCAAGAGTTTACTCGACACCAACCTTTGTCGTATTAGGAAAAATACATAAGATATTAAACATATATGGTAACACCTTAAGATTTGAGGGTTTTAATACCCACGATGGTGATTATTATAATTGTTATACAAAATTAAACATGCACTGCATGCTTTGTAATAACACTTTCACAGTTCCTTATACTAATTTTGTAGATTCTAAGCAAGGATGTCCTATATGCGCAAGGTCCGGCAAGGAGTTTAGAGTTTGCTACATAAATGGGATATATGACAAAGAAGAACTTATAGGTGTTAAGTTTGGAATTACATCTAATACAGCACATAAGAGATGTTACTACCAGAACAGTAAAAGCTGTTATTCTATAAGACAACTAGAATCATATAGGATGCCATCCAATATATCTTGTATTGAGGCAGAAAATGAGTGCCTAAAAGAGCTGCAATGTAAGTTATTTACGAAACAAGAAGTACCTGATGGTTATACAGAAACAACACATGCAGGCAATATATCTAAGATTGTGGAGATATACAAAAAATATGGTGGAGTAAAAATAGATGACAGATGAAGAAAAATTAAACTATCTAAAAATGTTCCTTCCAGCCTCAACCACAGCAACAGATCTTATAATCTCTTTTTTCATAAGTAGATGGGATAGCTATTATACTGATATAAGTGGAGGGACAGACTATAGGGTTGTGTACGAAGCACTGGTTGATGTTGTTAGGTGGCAAATCCTTCAAGAAAAAGCTAACACTGCAAAAGGTTCATTTTTAGAACGTGAAGGAGGAGTCACCTACCAAACTTCTAACTATGATACCTCATTTGGTTGGCAGCAATTCTTGACTTACTTATTAGAAAATCCTGCAATCGTAGATACTACATTGAACAATGGTGGTCGTTTCTCATTTATCAAGATTGGTGGAGTATATAGGGACGAGCAACGTCAATTGGATCAAGATCCTAACAATCTTGATGGTAAGTATAACATTGACGACAACTATACCAAAAACTTTATGGGTTCTAATTACTTCTCAGAATTCTTTAAAGATCAAGGTTATTACCCTAACTATTACTACTATTACTAAGAGGTTAGATGCCAACAGTTCAAGCTTTTAAAGTAGATAACCTATCTTGGGTTAATGCTTATACATTATCAGGTATTGCAGCAGGTGCAACACTAAGAATTCAAAATCTTGGTGATTATCCAATTGCTTTCAGTATTAACACAGCAACACCACTAGTTGCTGATTTATCTAGCTTAATGCGAAAACCTCTTCCTTTAGGGCGGAGAGGTTCAAGAATTAAATATTGATATAGATTTCCCTTACTAATTTAGGAGGTTGGTTGTTTTCATTAACTAATACTGTCATTGAAGAAGTTGACAATTGGGATGAAATTTTTAACAGATTAGAGACACTTGAACTGTTAGCTTCTGAGGTTGGATATTACCAAGAAGATAAGCATGAAGGTTCTGGTTTAGCAATGTCAGACTTAGCTCTTGTTCATGAGAGGGGAAGAAAAGATGGATCTATTCCGTCAAGACCTTTTATGTTTAAAGCGGGGATCATTGATGCAATTGAGAAACAACCGATCTACTCTAAGATATTAGCCAAGGTTATCACAGGACATTTCCCTGCGTTAGTTGCTTGGGAAATGGTAGCTGAGATCTCTAAAGAGTCGTTACAAGATGCAATTGATGGTCAAGACTTTGAAGCATTGAATAAAACATACGCTGCACGTAAAGGTTCTGATCTTATTTTGATTGATACAAATGAGTTATATAAAGCAGGTAAAGCTAAAGTTGTTTCATCTTTAGAAGCCCTAACTGATTGACTTATTTTGTATATTATGGTAACATATTTAAAGAAATAGTAGGTTAATCCTTGGAGGAAACATAAGACCTTACAATAGAGATAACAGACGAGGAATTCCAAGGATAACTTTGAATGCTCGAAGAAGAAAAGTAGTTAACTCCACAGTTTCAAACTTCTCAAACACCCGCCAAACCATAGAATATGAACCTTTCACAATTACTCTTTGCACAGTCCAACCTTTTAAATCTACTAACTTAGTGGATGATTCTGGTTATCGTGACAGAGAAATGTATATTGTCTACACCAAAGATGTTGTTCAGATGGTTACAGAAGGGGCTGCCACAGGTTATCTAGCTGACCAAGTAGAAATTACTATTAACGGTGATACCGATTGGTTTACTGTATTAACAACAAACGATTGGCGTGTTGGCTTAATTCCACACCAAGAGATCACTCTTGTTAGAGAAGTTAAAAAATAAAACTATAAGGAGGAGACATTTCATTTCAACAAATTGAAGATGATGTTTTAGAAGCTCTTGCAGGTTTTATTAAAGTTGCAACTGTTATTCCAGAAACACCTAATGGTGTCGAGCTGTTTAAGACAGATTCTAACGCACCAAGACCTACAGGTGAATATATAGGTATCACTGTAGAGACAATCAAAGAGATTGGTATGGCAGAGCGTAATAGTTTTGATGCTACTACTGGAGCTATAACAAATCTGCAATGGTATCGCCTCCTAGTCCAACTTCAAGCATATCGTGGTATTGATGAATACTTTGATTCACAAGATGTTTTCCACCCAAGATTAACACCTAAGATGAGATTAATGCAAATTAAAAATGCATTAGAGCATAAGGTAACTCGTGAAAGATATCTTAATGAGAATGGATTAGGTTCTCTGAGTTCAGGTGGCATCTTTGATACCAGCACAGTTATGGATAAAGAATCTAAAGAATTAAGAGCACGAATGATGGTGGTTTTAGATATCTGCGTTACCGATGAAGATAACACTGCACCTGATTTTGCAACAACTATTACATCGACATCAGAAGTTATAACTGATGCACCATACCAATAACACATTCTAATTATTAAGGATATAACTTGGCTTCATACAGACCTAAAGTTGTCAACGTCCAGTTATCTAATGGCCTCACAGCTATTCAAACTGCGACTTTCAATATTCCACTTATCATTACACGAACCACAGCTTTTACTGATCGTCTTCGTGTTTACACCTCTGCATCCGATTTACTGACAGATGGTTTCTTAGAGACTTCTCCTGCATATGTTTCAGCAGTTAAGATGTTTAATGGTGATTTTGCACCACCACAAGTTATTGTTAGTCGTCGTGCAGTTACTAATTTTGTAGCCTCTTTTGGATCACCAGTTACAGGTGACATTTTTAAAGTTACTTTAAAATCAGGTTCAACTTCTAAGACTTTCTCAACAACTGCTGATGCAACCCCTACTGCGACTGAAATTGCCACAGCATTA